TCTCATAATGAAATGGAGGAGTTTCACTTCGCATAAAATCATCTGGAAGAAATAGTTTCCCAAATGCTATCAAGTCCTTACTTGCTAGATTTATTGCTTCTTCCGCTTGACTTACGTTTTTTTTGTTTATGTTCACTTTGTTCCTTCACTAATTTTTCTAAATATTTTTTAAATTTATCTCCATCTTTCTTCATATCAACATATTTATCAAGTATATTATCTAATGTTAATACATATTTTTTAATTAATTGCAATTCAAAATGCAAATCCTTAATTGCTCTTACCATATCACCTTTCGTGACTCCTTTTCTTTTTATCATCTATGCCTCCCTTGACCGATGTATTTTTTCTTATAATATTTCTTGCTTACAGCAGTTCCATACTTTGTATTTTTACCAGACCCTTGCCTAGTTTTTTTCTTACCATTACTTCGTCTACTTTCTTGATTCTTGAAATATCTCATTAATAACGTGGTTTTCTTTTAGGTATTTTTTTCTTTCCCATTAGTTCTCCCAACAATTAATTCGTTCTTTATCAAATTCCATTGTAATCCAACCTGTACGTTGAATACCATAGAAACTATAACGTGCATAGTCCGCATATCTAAGGAACGACCCACCTCTTATGTACCATTTACGTTTTAAGGTTTCTTCTCCATTATCATCAATAGTTAAAGAATCCATTGGCTTACAATATAGTTGATGATTGTGTCCTAAAAAGAATACATCTCCATCGCTATATACTGATGCCATTTTATCTAATTCAGTATCTCCATTCTTTGCTGCGCTTTTCCCATGCCCAGTAACCATATACCAATCCTTACCATTAATGGATATTTTGGAATACCCAGGTAATCTGAAATAAGGAACTCCCATTTCATTGGCAAGTGTTTTACATACATCAAAATCTAAGATATTAAAGCTTCGTAGATAATCATGATTTCCCCCTCTTATGAACAAGCATTTGTCCTGTATGGGTTGAACAAGTTTTAAAAATGAAATATATTGTTCTTCAGGTGGGATGTCTTGTCCTCTTTGGTTTATCTTATAATGAGGGGGAATCAATTCTATCATATCTCCATTTCCAAACCATCGTGCATTTGGGTCTTCGTAAATAACCTTGATTGCCTCTTGGAACTTCCCTAAGTCAAATTCACTTGCTCCTACATGAATATCAGTTAATCCATGAATGCGAACTCGTTCTTTGCTCTTATAGGTAAATAGTTTTCCAGGTTCTATATTGTATTTATCATATTCTTTTACATCTGATGGGATAGCGATTGAAAACCACTTTCCACAACTCTTACAACTAAATTGTTGCTTAAGCGTCTGCTTATTTCGTTTCTTACCCTCTTTTTTGGTAAGCATACTACTACAATGTGGACATATCATTTACTTCTCCTTTTTTGGTGATGGTAGAATCTTGCGTTGTGCAACATCTAATTCCTCAGGACTAAATCCTTGGAACATTCCAACAATACCAGTTTCTATTTTCTTTATTCCTCCAAGTGTACCAATAGCTTTCCCTAATTCCTTTAGAGATTGTAGTGCTATATTTTGGTCTTCACTTGTATCAGCTAATTGCTTGAGTGACCCTAATATGTATGTATGGTCTATTCCAAGTTCCTTTGCGATATCTTTGGATGTTTTTTCAATTTCACTCATAACTCTCCTCTGTTTCAATAAGACCACTGCTTTCTTTCGTGCCTTATCTCGATTTGCTTCTGTAAATGCTTTCATATATGCACTTACTGCATCCTTTCCTACTGCGACACTTGTCGCAAAAATTTTTTCCTTATTTGTGCAATTGGTACGGTCTTTCATTCTACTCCCTGGATTCTTAATCTTTTGAGAAAATGTATATCTATTTGGATGTTTTGAGAAGTCTGTATCCATATGTGTCTTCGGAGTATTGACAAACGTTCCTACAATCGTTCGTACCCATCCTTTCTGTAGTTTATAATTTTCAGAATCATTTGGATGTTTCATTTCATCAGATACCTTCAGTAGTTGCACAATACAAGAATCATCACTCAATACCCAATCCCCTTCTTTTGCATCTCTCCATTCGGAGTGAAGTATCCCTTTGGGATGGTCCATCCTCCATTCTTTCTTATTTTCATAGACATAGTGACGGGTATGCCTAATCTTTCTACTTTCCATATTTTTTCTTATTTAATTGTTTGTGAAGAGATTCAATCAGAAACATCACTTCTTGATGTATCCAATATTTACGCCCATTGATTTCTATAGGAATACTAGTATTTCCTTCATAAACATCGTCTTCATCTAGAATTTTTAGAATTTCTTTTTCATCTTCTAATTGATTGGTAAGATACTTTTCTAGCTTTGCAATCTTTTCCAATTGCTCTAAGACACGTTCTTGCTCCTTCTGTGGAAGCCTACTTAACCAAGTAATACTTGTTCCCATACTTTATTTTCCTTGACAAACATCAAATTAACCCTTATCTTTAGCTACGTAGCTACCACAGCTACATAGATACTATATATCTGTTATGTAGATTTCTTTTTCTTTGGTTCTTTCTTTTTCTTTAATTCAGATTCAGCAATCAACGCTTTTTCACGTTCTTCTTCTACTTTAGCTATTGCTATATCTAGTAGTTGTTTGTATTTCTTTTGTTCTTCTGCTTCTTTACGAGCTACCCCAGTCAATGCGTTTCCACCACTAAGGTCTTTTGTAGTTATATAACCATCATCTGCCATTGTATACTCCTTGTTTCCCTTAATTTACTACTAACCCCATGTTATTTGCAAGGAAAAATTGTAGCATTTTGAAAGAGAGCTATATATACACGGGGTACCCCTTTAAATGGGGTTTATATATAACAGTTTTAAGTTAAAATCCGATTAAATCGGGAAGGAGAGCCAAATGGCTAAAAAGAATACAAAAGCTTCTATTGAAGCAGATAACTTTTCTATGGGACTAGAAAAAGCTATGCTTAAGGAATACTGTTTACAGAAACTAGCACCAGCCCAACGAGCTGGTAGATTCGGTGCAAGGTACGAAGTACCTATTAAAGGACCACAGTTAAACTATGCAATGGCAGATGTCTTTGAGATGCTTAATAACTTTAAGCAAAGACATGGTGGAATAGACCATTCTGCTAAGTCTGCAGAGAGATTAGCTGAAAGCGTAAAGAACTATGTAGATGACGATAACTCATAGGTGATAGCATGAGATAACAATTGTACATCCGGATTTGAGAGTCTGTCCAATAGGGCAGACTCCCATAGCTATTTTCTTTATTTTTAGTTCTTATTTGTCTATATATGGAAAAAAAAGTAGAGAAAGAATGATATAATATATCTTTTAGATACATAACCCTTAAGTATATATTTAATATGGGGAAATGTGTATAACATGGGTATAAACACTAATCCTGTAATTTGTTAAAAAGAGATAAAATGTGTATTGAACAAACAACAACAGGAGGTTATCATATGTGGAAATATATGGTTATGGTTGAAGTGCCTAGTACTGCACCTTTATATGGTGTGAACGGTATTAATACCAAACGTAAGTTGAGATTTGTTGGCTGGACAAGAGCTAATAATTCTTCAAATGCGTGTAGTAAAGTGTCTAAAAGGCTAGACATCTCTTACGATAAACTAAAGGCAATGCTTTTCTTTGGAGAAATTGAGGGACTGGTTGCTACCAGACCTGAGATTGAAAGTATCTCTAAGAGAGTATGATTAATTATGTTAGGGGCTACATCGCTGTGACTGTTATGTAGTCCTTAGCATAGAAAAAATTTTAGGTTCTTTACGAGCCTTGAATGTATATTATATATTGCTATCACATTTAACATTCTAATATATAGTATATAGGGGATGCGGGTCTTAGATAAGGCTACATTTAGGACCTGTGTCAATTATAAAGGAGAAAACAAAAGATGACAAAAATTAATAATAATACTTGTCTCCATCCAAAGTGTGATAGAGAAATTACTACAAGAGGATTATGTTGGACTCATTATCAAACAGCTCGTAGATTAGTTAAAAGAGGACTAACTACATATGATGAATTGATAAAGAATGAAAAAATATTACCAACAAATTATAAATCAAAGCTATCTGAAGAATCAACTTGGTTTTTAAAAACTAAGATAACTGAAGAGGTAGAACATTACCGAGATAAACTTTTAGGTACATTACATCCTAATACTTTAGCTAAATTAGGCAAAGAAGAAGGAGTAGATTTGTGAAACAAAAGATATTCTGGTTAGATACTTTTCAAGGTGAAAAATCATATGGTGGATATTATTTTAGAAGTGAAATACATAAACATGTGAAAAGAATAGAATCTGAAGGAAAAGAAGTCGTTGGTATTATAGTTGATGATACTTGGAATTTAGAATTTATTATAAAAGTTCCTCTTCTTGATGAAAAGAATTAAACAGGCACGGTTGTCAGTCTCGGATTGGAGGCAACAGTATTAAGGTGTATTAACGTGATATATCTATAGTCTCAAGATATATTAAAAATTTTAAAATTATAGAACATTATACAAATTCTAAGCTATAGCTAATATTTGTTAAAACAACTATATGTTATTATTTTGTAGTAAAAGTATTTATAATATATAGTGTCTGGATGGATACAAAAAGTATAATGTTCTATAATAAACTGAAGGAGATAACATGGATTTAATAATAATAACAGTAGTTGTAGTAATGGGAATAATTATTATGGAAGCACTGTTAGGTAAACTATAAGGAGATAACATGGATTATATTATATTATTAATATTATTAATTGGTATGTATTATGGAGTTAAAAAAGGTTTAGAGGCATTAAAATGAATTTTGAAATGTTTTTAAAGTATCTTATTAGCACTAATACATATATGAAAAAAGCTCCTGGTATTATGTTAAGGTTTAAATTTCCTAACAATTATGGAGCAAGTGTAGTTAAACATGAAGGTTCATATGGTTATAATGAAGGATTATTTGAATTAGGAATATTATATAATGATGAATTATATTATGGTAGTCCAATTGCAAATGATATTATTGGTCATTTAAAACCAAAAAATGTTTCTTCAATATTATTACAGATAAAAGGGTTAGATGACCATAATGAAGAAGGAGATTAAGATGAATGATGAAGAACTAGCAGAAATTTATGATTTAGCTAATGATACAAGATATAGTGATAGATATGTAGGTTATGAAGCAGTTGCAATGTATCATAAATCTTTATACAGACCTAAAGCAGGTGCTATTGTTAATGCATTTGCAAATTACAGATTATCACATCCTCTGGTAAGATGGTATTATAAGATTAAAGAATTATTACAATGGAGGATTAACATAAAATTATATAAAGGAGATTAAAATGTTAGATAAAAAGAAGTCAAAAAATAGAAATATTAAATTATTAAGAAGTAGTAGTCAAAGAAGTACAATAGCAAAACATTTATTATTAAATGGACATATTACTCAATGGAGAGCAATAGAACGATATCATATTACTAGATTATCAGCACATATATTTGATTTAAAACATGAATTTGGATTAGATATAGCTAGTGATTGGTTAACTATGAATGGTAAAAGATATACTAGATATACTCTTCTTAGTAATCCAGCAAGTGATAAATTTGCTATTCATTTACTACCTACTTCCAAGGTAGCGATTTATGAAAGAGATATACGAAAACATGCTTAGTACTATAGAAATCATGTTGATTGTTTCAGACAAAATTTGTATATTAAGTGGAGGTATTATGAAGAATCAAATTAAACATATCAATATAGTTATAAGACGATTAAAAACAAATAACATAGCTAATATTCAATATGTTGATAGATTAAATAATGATACTTTATTTTATGATTTTACAAGAGGAAGACATATAGATATAGATAAATTATTCTCATTATATGAAAGAATTGAGGAAAACTATGATTAATATTGAACAAATATATAATAACTATTTAGAAGAAAAACGTGTTGAAAATCGTAAAAAATATGAAGATGTAAAAGGTTGGTTTAGTGCTAGTGCAGCTGGTAGTTGTTTTCGTAAGCAATTATACAGAACAATGGATTTACCAATAGACCCAATGGATATTAGAAGTAATAGATTATTACGACTTGGAACTCTTGTTCATGCTGATTTTGAAAAAGCATTAGATGGACATGTTGAAGAAGTTTCTACAATAGTAACAGAACATCGTATAAAGATACCAGAGCTTAATGTAGTTGGTCATTTAGATGTAGGTGTTATAAATGCTAAACAGGATAAGATAGAAGTATATGATATTAAAACAGCTGGTGCATGGAAATGGAGAATGAAATTTGGTAAAAATCCAGATAGAAATCCAAGTATTAACTATGAGCTTCAATTAGCTACATATGGTATTGGATTAGGCAATGAATTTGATATTACTGATATAGATTTATATATTATGTGGTATAATAAAGATAACA